CTAGAGGGAATGGACGCAAAGAACAGCATCACTATTGTTGCAGGTGCAGGGAATATTACCACTACGAATATACAAGAGGGTTTGGCTAAATATTCTGGTGTATGGGATAGTAAGACTGACAATACTCTTGGTGATTCTTTTAATGTTTCTGGTGTAACAGATAATGCCACAGGGGACTTTACTGTTACGTTTACAAATGCGATGGGTAACGCATTTTACTCTGCTTTAGGTAATGTGTCAGGAGAAAATAATGTATATGGTGTTTGTTGTTCTCAAGACACACACGCAACAACAACGTGTGGCTATCAAGTTAGAGAGGTAGATGGTACTACCTTTGACGTAGACAAAAACTCTTTTGCAGGAATAGGAGATTTAGCATGACACCAGAATTTCAAGGAACACATTTATGGGATAGACTAGGGTGGGCAAAAGAAAACCTAGAGCCATACAGAAGCGAGTATTGCATTGTATGGGAAGACCCTGACAACCTAGATGAACCTGCAAAAGTAACACACCCAGACCCTAATTGGATGGCGTGTGCATTGAATGGTGGCATACTACCACCTGTGTGGGTTTATTGGGAACTCAAGAAGGAC